TGCATTAGTCTCAGAGATACCTGCTGCTGTCTCACTTGCTGCTGCATTAGTCTCAGAGATACCTGCTGCTGTCTCACTTGCTGCTGCATTAGTCTCAGATACTCTTGCTGCTGTAGCTGAGTCTGCTGCTGAGTCTGCTGCTGCTTCTGCTCTCTCAACTGAAGGGGCTGTTAAAGTCTCACCAAACTCTTCTGATGTAGTAGCTACTTCTGTCCATATTGTTGAGCCAGATAAAGGAGTATCAAAGAAAAGAATACTATTATCTACTATTTGCCAACTAGTTACTGTTACTAAATCCTCAGACTTAGGACCATCAGACCCCCTTTTATATAGATTATCTGGGAAGCTCCAATCACTCCCTACATCTTGTAGTACATCCTCTGACCCATCTGGGTTTAAGGTGTTATCATAGTAATAACAGTATGGTCTTGCATAGTTACTACTCCTAATTATAAAGTCTGAGAGGAACCTTTTTACAGACCCATCAGCACTAAACTTCTTCTTACTAATCATAAATTATTCTCCTTTATCTTCCTCTTCTGCTTCTTTGGTGCATAAATCCTTCTATGTTTGCTGTAGCTAATTCAAACCCTTTAGAAGGCTCAAGCTCACTACTCTTAAATGTAATCTCAGTATTCTTACTATTAGACATAACAGTAACTAAAGAATCATCTACATACTCTCTTGTATATAGAGGGTCTATATCTACCCATATCTTAGTATCATCCCATACATCTGTATCTGTCCAAGTAGGTCCCATCATTGTCTCATCATCTAGTATACTATGATTTGTATTAGATATAGTAGTTACATACTTACTGTCTTCTGTTATTGTATATTGAAGAGTTCTTATTTGGTATCTACCTCTAACTGTTCCTTTGCCTTTATCATCTCTAATAAAGAACTCAGAGAATACTATATAAGACTCATACTCTTGTTCACCATCTACACTATTATAAGTATCCATATAGTTTACTGAGTTACTGTCACTAGGTACCTCTAAAGACATCTTAGTTAAGTCACCATCTGAGAATACAATATATAAGTCATTGTTAATTATTTGAGTAGACACTATATCCTTAATGAAGGTCCACTTATGAAATGCATTTTGTAGTTCTTCATTACCTCTAATTACTGAGGTTAATACAATAAGTTCTGTAGCTTTGTCTTCCTCTTCCATAAAAGTATACCCTAATACATCATGTCCTATAACCTTACTAATAGATTTGTCTATATAAGTAGGTAAGTGTAAAGTCATTGGGGTCGCCTCTGTTACCTGACTACCTCTATCTGTTACCTTATATGAGTATATTTGACTATGTCCTCCTACTTGGTTAGAGAAGAATACTCTATTACCTATAGATACTGCATCTGCATTAGCACCATATGTATAGTTACTTAGTGGTGTAATATCTGCTGAGTTAGGTGTAAGAGGTCCTTCAAGACTCTCTAAACTAAACTGTGTATCATCTGCAAATAGTATTAACTGTCCTGCTGTAGGTACTGCATGTCTAAGTATAGTTACATCTGTACTAGCTACTGCTAAGTCAATAGGGTCATCATCTAAAGACTCTTGTAATGTCTGTATAAAGAATCCTCCATAGTCACCTGTCTTAGATAATATAATAGTATCACTAGTAATAAAGCCTAATCTGTTCTTATGGAAGAATATATTATTAATAGTCTTACCTATAAATGAAGGGTCTTCTAAAGCCTCATCCCCTCCTGATTCTCTAGTACCCCAAGAACTAACACCATCAAGAGCACTACCATCTGTAATAACTCCTTGATATGTGTTGAACTCAAATCCTCCTGATAATCTATATAGTACATGAGGCATAGTATCTTCATCTAAAGTAGTTAGACTTCCTGGTGCTGGTACTTCCTTCCAAGACTTATTAGTATAGTTATATTGTAAGTAGTAGTCATCAAACTCTGCTGATGTTCCTCCTGATACTTTAACTATAAAGTCATCTAAATCACTAGGTAAGTTTACAGGAAGTTCAGAAGAGTCTTTAACAGTCTTCCATACACCTATAGAAGCTTCATCCCCAAAAGAATCATTCCACTTCCAATCACTACCTGTATATGATAACTTATAAGCTATAGGACCATCTGATGTATCTACTAAACTATCAGTAGGGTTATCTGCAAACTCAGCAGCTATTAGATTAGATGTATTTAAGTCTATAAGGGTCTGTCCTGGTCTAGTATCTTCTGCCCCTGTCACTTCTAAACTATTAAGAGTATATGTATACCCTCTCATAAGACTTCCTACATCTGTACTAGACTGATATTGTTTAGTTACTACAGATATAGTCTTCTTAATCCAATAGAAAGCCATATCACTATAACCACTACTACTAGCCACATCTGTTGTAAATGAAGTAGTAATAGTATTATTGACTATAAAAGTATGGTCTCCTATTGTTATTGCTTTAAATGATTTCTTAGCTATATTTCCTACTCCTACTTGTAAATAAGGATTTAGTACAGCATTAGTATATAGGTGGGAACCATCATTAGCATTAAATGTATGAATGTATCCATCACCAGGTATTATTACTAGGTATTGTTCTGTACCTGTACCTCTATCATATGAGTATATATAACAATCACTAAGGTCTGAAGGTAGTGCTGTTACAGGAGATACAAGAGTATCTACATCTTCTAAAGGATTTCTTCTAAGGACACCTCTAGTAATAGAAGGCATACAGTTCTCCATAGCAGATACTTGACTATCAAATCTTCCTTCTTGGTACTGTTCTGATACACCTCCTGCTAAATTAGAGAGAGTAGTATTTATTAAATTAGTAGCTGCCATTTAAAACCCCCTTCTACTTTTTACTCCATATAGGCCTTGTACTAAGTAACCATTATTAATTCTAGTACTTACTCTACTGTTCTGTATACTAAAGTCTTGACTCTGTAGCTGTCTTCTTTGTAAGTTTATTAAACTATCTGACTCATCTCTTACAGTAAAACTATCTGTCTCTTGAGCCCCTATTACCTTCTGTTGAAACTTTCTAGCAGACCTTAAAGAGATATACTCATAAGCCTCAGGAGGTAACTCAGCATAGTCTACTAGCCATATTACATCTGCTGTAAGTACTTCTTCTATTACAAATGTCTGATTTAAGTAGTCATATATACTACCATTCTTTATAGTGTATTGATGTTTAAAAGAACTATTACCAAAATCTACTCTAAGAGTATTAGGAGGCATAGTAATAAACCCATAAGAATCAGGAATAAGTTTAAAAGCATAGTCCATATTAAAGAACCAACCTCTACTTTGTACCTCTATCATTGTAGTCCTTACTATCCTCTTAGCTGTCTCTCCATCTGTCCCTATAGGAATAGTATCAACTATTGTTCCCTCTAAGAAAGGGACTTCCCCTATAGAAAGAAGAGAATCATTAATCATGTTAAGCTCACTTTTAGCCCATATAGCTCCACTCTGAAATATTATATCACTCATTATTATTTATTCTCCTTTATTATATACTCTTGATTAACCTAATAGAGCCTCCCTAAAGAGACTCTGTAGACTAACTCTTATTAAGAGTCATCATTGATTACTTCCATTCCAGAAGGATTAAGTGCACCCATACCTAAAGCATAGAAGCTTGTAAGTTGGTAACCTAATCTACGGAAATCATAGTTAGATTCAGACTGAATATCCATAGCCTTAACTACACCTGCTACATCTTTAGTAAACATAAGTGCAATTAGTTTAGCATTAGTAGTTTTATCTAAGTGGTTAGTCCAACCAATAGAGAATCCTGCTACTTGTCTAATCATACCTGTATCAATACCACCATTGTTAGAAGTATAATCTGCATTAACACCTCTAGTAGACTGTACAATATTGTAATAATCTTCTGGTGCTACAATTACAGATGGTGTATCAGTTACATTCTTAACATTAAGATTTGATTTACCTTCATACAGTGCTGCTACAATAGTATTACCTTTTGCTTCTGATGTAGTAGCTGCTGCATAACCTGTTGCTACAACTGTACCTGCTGCTGATTGACCTGCTAATGGAGTCATTGCTGGTACTGTGTTACCTACCAGTTTAAATACATCCTTATCAATCTTAGTTGCTAGTACTTGTCCTGATTGGAAAGCTAATTCCCCTCTTACTTCATACTGAGCTAACTTCTCATCTAATGTATCTAGGAAGTGTGAGTGTACATATCTAGTACTTACTGTGATAGTTACCTCATCATTGTCTAGTACTTTAGAGACTACCTCTTCCCCTCTTACATGTGTCTGGATATCAGCCTCATCTGCTACTCCTGTTACAATAAATTGTGCTGTCTTACCTCCTGATATCATTCTACTTTTAATTAATCCTAACCCAATATTCTTTTCTCTAAATGCTTTAATTACCTCACCTGTGTATAGTTTAAGTGCTGTTGCTCTTGCTGCATCGTTATTAGGTAGTGTTGCGACCATTGCTGCCATTATATATTCTCCTGCCCTTATAGGGACTTGTAAGCACCCCTATAGGTACTATTCTATTCTATACTTACTGTATACACTCAATTCAAAACTGTTTTGTTGAGTTGTCTGTCTTCTACTACCTTAGTAGTATCTCTCTAGGCTCATAAGAACCACACACAGGAGAGAGGGTGTATGTGGCTCATATGAACTTAGGGATAGGAGGCCTCTAGGTTTCCCTAGAATGACCAACCATCTGTATTAGTTCTGCTTAGTTTGTCTTGTACTGCCTTATTAAACTTAGGGTCAGTATTGTATGCAGGATTTGACATATCCTTAAACATCTCTGTTTCATTGGCATACCCTTTACTTCCTTGTGATTGAGGAGTATTAGTATGTAGTACAGTATCAGTAACTTCTCCTGCTGAATCATACTCTGCATATAATCCTTTGAGTAATGCTTGTTGTGCTAGAGGACCTGCCTTAGCTAGTTCAGCATTGAAGGCCTTAACATCACCCTCACTCTTATTCTTATTAGCCCAATCAGCTACCTCCTTAAACTTGTCTTGTCCACCTCCTAGAGGCTCTAATACATCATTTAATGCTTTATCTTGCTTGTACTTCTGGAACTCTTGTATATCACTTCTAGCTTTAATCTCAGCATCTACAGTAGCCTTATCATATCCTAGTTCCGCTAACTCAGTATACTCTGCTTCTGATAGTCCACCATTCTTGTCATAAGCTTCTGCATACTTATTGTATTGTTCTTGTTCTACTTTAGTTGGCTCTTTATCTTCCCCACCTTCCTCAGGCTCCCCAGGCACTTCCCCTGGATTAGATTCAGAATCACCTCCTTTCATCTTCTCAAGCTCTTGATATGACTTGATAACATCCTCTATAGATTTACCTGCAAACTTCTCAGGTACTTCAAACTTTACTTCATCACTTGGTAGTATAGCTTCTTCAGGATTAGCTCCATCTACAATTTGTGTAACTTCACCCTCAGATAGAACTTCTGACTGTTCTACTACCTCTCCTGTTGCTACTTCTGTACTCATCCCTTCTCTCCTTCATACTTATTAAATTCATCCCAAGAGTTAAACTCATGTCTATACTTCTTAGGGAGATTCTTTACTTCTTCCTCTTTCTTAGCTGCCTCTTTAGCTGCTCTTTGTGCTTTTGTTAGTCCTGCCATTATCCCTCCTTCTTGTTATTATCTACTGCCATCTGGCCTTCTACTTGTTGTTGTTGCTGTTGTTGCATAGCTTGTTGCTGTTGCATCTGCTCCTGTTGTATCTGTTCTTGTGACTTAACTATATCATCTGGATTCATTCCTAGTGAAGTAGCTATCTGTCCTAAGTAAGCAGGTACATTTAAGTATGTAGCTATTACATCTGGGCCTAGTTGGGCTATTGATTGTAACATAGTATTTAGGTTAGTATAGTCTTTCTCTCTACTAATAGCACTAATACCTGTTGTTACACTTGGTATAGCTATCTTTAGTACTTCAGGTTGTAACTCTTTAAGTATAAGATTAATTACAGGTGTTTGGAACTCTGCTGCTAGTACACTAAATACACCACCTAATGTAGCTTCTAGTTCTGCTGCTGTAGCTCTTACCTCTGTAGCTGTAGTTCTTTCTGAATCTCTAACCTGACCTGACATTAACATAAATGCCTTACTTAGTCTCTGTTCTAATTGGCCTATCAAGTTTAGAGGTACACCTAAGTCAGCCCCTTTATTAACTTGTAATGTAGATACTTCTCTTTCTAAGTCTCCTAATACAAACTCACCATTCTGAGCATTGTTTAAGTCTTCTACTTGTAAGGTACTACCTGGTCTTAGTCCAAATAGATGCATAGCTGATATACCAGCACCCTCTACAATAGTCTGGGTAAGTCCTTCTAAGCTTCTTAAGTCTCCTAGATACTGAGATACTAGTCCTCTACCATATGATTCATTATTAACAGTAGTCCATCTCAATGTAATATAAGGGAGTGTATCTTGTGTATAGCTCTTTTCTGTACCTGCTATTACTACTCCCTTAATCTCTTGCCATACCTTATACTTATTAGTACTTTCTCTTACTATCATAGTGTACACATTTACTTGTTTAAGCTCAGTAGTATCACCTTGTACTTCTACCTCAGTATTATCCTCTGATTCCTCTAACTGCTCTTGTACTTTCTTAGGAAGAGTTCTAATATCCATCCTCTCTTGTATACAGGAAGTTAGTACATTACCTACATAGTCTCTCTGTACTACATATTGGTAAGGACTAAATACTTTGAAGCTTCCATTAGGTACCTTATACAACATAGCATTACCTGTAATAATTAGAAGCTTAATAGCCTCATATACAGGTACTCTCATAGCCTTTTGATTGATATACTCTACTACATCATTCTCTACCTGTGCTAACTCTGAGTCTAGTTGTTTAAGTTTACCTTCCTCTGCTCCTTCTAATACATTCTTATCAGGAAGTAACCTAAAGAATACACCAGTAGGAGGCAGTAGTGCTAGTAAGAGTTTACTTGCTAGTGTATTAACACCTGAAGCCCCTACTGAATTGTAAGGAGTAGGTAATATAGCAGACTCATCTTTATCCTCTATAGGAAAGATATAAGGGAGTGTAAGTTGTGAAGCATCTCTCCATTCACCTTCCATACTCTCTCTTACTGTTACATTATTCTTATACCAACTCTCAGCAGTACCAAACCTTTCATGTAGGTCATGCTTTTTATTATCCATATACTAAGTCCTCCTTATATTTGTAAGCCACTGCCTACAACTTTAGTAGTAACTTGTGTATCTTTATCTGGATTATCTATCTCATTGATAATGTCTTGTCTCTCTTCATCTAACTCTTCTTGTTTAAGAGTAGCTTGTCCCCCAAATAAATCTCCTGGGTCACCTGCTAGTCCTGTACCAAGTGCATCACCAAAGATGTTTTTAGAAGTCTTAGTAATACTAGCCATAGCTGATGATAAACCTCCCATTAGACTTGTACCCCACCAGAAGGAGTATTAGTATCACTTGTAGGAGAAGCTAATGGTATTTGTAATCCTCTAGTACCCATCTTCTTTTTATCTACTGCATCTGTCTTATCAGAACTCTCTTCTTCAAATGTCCTAGCAGTAGCATCAAGAGCACTACCTACAGAAGTTGTAGTTCTAATAGGGAGTGGTGCTTGTGTCTCTCCACCTCCTGACTTACCACCACCAGCACCTCCACCAGCTTCATACTCTTCTCTACCTTCCATATCTATAAGACTAAAGAACTTACTTAACATTTTCTACCTCCTCATTTACTTTTAGTTTAATCTTTAACTTCTCTATAAGCTCTCTCTGACCTACTATCCTAGCTAACTCCCACTCACTTAGTCTTTTGATAGGGGCTTTATCTGGACACAACTCTTCTAGCCATTGTAGTATATGATTATTCTCCATCATTGTCCTCCTCTATCTCCTCTACTATTACATCTTCCATACTATCTATTGCTGGAAATAAATTCTCATTAAAAATATAAGAAGGTGGTTTAGCATCATCAGGTAGTTTACCAGTATTCTTAGCCATTAGGTAACTACCTACTACACTAAGTACAAACTCTGTATCTGCTTTATTCTCAGTAAGGTTACCTACCCTACCTAAACCTATACATATAGAAGTAAGTTCTTCTTCTAGTTCTACACCTCTATCCTCTACCTCATACTTGGTTACTATATTACTCATTCCTTCACTTATATCTCTAATCATACTTTATCTCCCCATATTATACTTTGGTAGTTCGCCCTTAGCAGGGCTCACTAGACACAGAGGGGGTAGTTATCCATATACTATCTCACTAACTGAGGTAACTTCTATTGCTAGTAACTAACTAGTAGTAGTTATATATGGCCCCCTTGCTCTCTGTATACTATGTAGATTGACTGCAAAGAGTAAAACTCTAAGTGTCTGATATTACTATATCTTCCTGCAAAGAGTAAAACTATAGGGTACCATCAAGCTCCTTTAATAGGGCCCTACAGAGAGATATACTATCCTTACATTCTCTAATGATATTAGCATCTCTACTCATATAGTGTAATGAGTTCACCCTATCTATCTGTTCTCCTGCTAATCTTATCTTAAGTTGTAGTACCTCATTGTAACTCATATACTTCCATAGTCTAGGTTCTACATCTTCACCATATAGTCTCTTAGTTTTTTCTAATATTTTAGCCACTTCTTTCTACTCCTCTTTTCTTAATAGCATCAAAGTATCCTTCTTGCTTTATCTGTGTCCAACCTTCTTCACTTCCTAGCTCTGTCCACTCTCCATCAAAAGTAATAGTACCTTTAGAGTAGTTCTTTACTGTTCCTTCAAAGAAGTTAGACTTAGTATCATTAAATGCCCCAAATGATTCTAGCTTCTTAACTAGTGAGGTCTTCTTACCATGTCCAAATCTATCTTCTTCTTCATCATACATACCAATAGCCTTAGCTCTTTTCTTACAGAAGTATGCTATAGTTTGTTCTATAAGTTCATCACTAAATAACTTACCACTAGCATACTTCATCCAACTAACTTCTAAATGATAGGCTTCATCAAACATCTTATTAACCTGTGCTCTATACCTAAAGTAAGGTTCATCTGGGTTCTCTCTAATGAATGTCTTAATCATATTCTGGAATAGTGCTAGGTGTGTATCCTCATCTCTATGGATAAAGGCTACCATATCAGCACTGCCTCTCATCTTATCTGATAGATGATATATACTAGCAAACCCACTTAGGAAGTATACACCTTCTAGTAGTTGATTAGCTACCATAGCATAAAATAACTTCTCCTTAGTCACCTCACCATCTGTTAGCTTCTTATAGTTCTCTGCTATTATTGTATTCTTAGCTGTAAGTGTTAGGTCAGTTCTATAGTAGTCAAATATCTCATCACTATTCTCTACTGCATCTGCTAGTAGTACAGCATAAGACTTACTATGTAGTACCTCTTCATAAGCCTGTCTACATATACAAGCATTAACTACCTTATTAGTTATGTATCCATTAAGGTTATCCATTAAGTTCTCTGCTTGTAGACTATCATTAAAAGACAGTTGAGCAAAAACTAAGTCATACATATTCTTCTCATCTTCTGTTAGAGTAGCATAAGCCTTGCCTTCATTTCCTGTATTAACTTCCTCAGGAAACCAAGTGTTATCTGTCATCTGTTTAAATAACTTATCTGCCCAACTATATCTGCTCTTATTAAAGTTAAGCATACCAGTAGGGGAACTATCTATAAGCTCCTCATCTAGTGCATCTACCCCCTTAGGGTCCCATAGTGTTTTCTTTATCATCTTACTTCTCCTTATCCTGCCTCTTCAGCTATCATTCTCATCCCTTCTGCTACTAAATCTTCTCCTGTAATATCTTCACTATAGTCTATAAAACTATTAGGCTTAGGTAGAGGAGGATTAGCTCTTCTATACTCTATCTCCTTCTGCTCCTCTATAGCTTCTAGTAGCTCAGGAGTTACCTCCATCTCTTCTATCTTTACCATTAGGTTTCATCTCCAAATTCTTTAGTACACTTCTCTTCAGGTACAGTATAGTATGTACAAGCTTCTTGGAAACTACAATAATTACACATCCATTCAGGACAATCTTTCTCAGGTTGTACCTCTGCTTTAGTTACTGCTATCTTCCCTTTGATGTATGTATCTATTGTACTGATAGGTAGTAGGTCCATCCACACCTCTTGCATCTCAGGATACTGTGCATATGAAGCATGACCTGGTGTGAATAAGTAGATAACTCCTTTATCCTCTATATCAAATAGGCCCTCAAATAACCACCTGTATATACTCATTTGTATTTGTTCTTTCTCTTGCTCAGGTTTAGGTGTAGGGTTTGCTTTAGTTCCAATTCCCAGAAACTTTTTAGTTGGATAATCTCCCTTAAGTTTAACATCTCCAAGTCTCCACTTGTTGACAGAGTATCTCCATCTAAGTTCATCACATGTGCCTCCAATCCTAGTGCCATCAGACAATGTTCTGACCCAGCTAAGTTCTTTAACAACCCCATCTTCATCCTGCTCCTCTATTGCTTTATGTAATGCACTACCTAAGTAAGACTTAAACCCTACTACCTTATCATGCTTATCCTCACCAAACTCTGTATTAGCCTTAGCCCATAACTGAGCACTAGGCATAGTAATATCACTAGCTGAGTACTCACAGTCCTTTGGTCTATACATACTCTTCATCCATCCTTGTTGTATTCTACTACCTGCCATCTATTCTTCCTCTCCTAATTTCTTTTCCACTGAAAGTTTAGCTGCAATTAATGTACCTATAGATATACATAATACTCCTAAAGCTATCTGCCAACTTCCATATGCTGTTAATAAAACATAACCAATAGCTTGTACTCCTATTTTAAATACCCTATCTGTTTGTTGTTGTGTCATCTATCTTCTTCTCCTTTTGCTTCTTAGTATCTTTCCCTTGATACCAAGCAAGTATTTCACTATCCTTAACCATATAGCCAAACTGTACATAATGTTTCTCCCTCATCTCTCTAGTTACTTTCAAGATACTCTTCCTTTATAAGTTCAATATAGTGTATAGCTTTATCTAAGTCTTCTACACCATTCTTATCCTTGTATCTACTAATATATTTAATAGCATTGCCTTCTAGCCATCCTATTTTATTAGCTACTATATAATGAGTAGGTGTGATAGCCATGTTCTTGTAATGATTACCTCCTACCTGCTTTGCTGCTGCTTCTGCTGGGCTACCTGTACCATCATACTCCTCTGCTGGTATTACCTCCCCATGTTTAGCTTCTCTGTAAGACTGAGGCCCTGCCCCATACCTACTTTTAGTCTTAGTCATATCTCTCTTCTCCTAATATCTCTGCTATCATTCCTTCTGGTCTAGCAAATCCTTCTGGCTTGATTATCTTACCATCTACATCCTTAGCCTGTGTCTTTAGATTATTAGCTGCTGTTACTATCATTAAGATATCATGTACCTTCTGACTATCTCCACCACATAGTTTAAATAGACTCCCTACTGCTACAAAGATAATGTCTGCATAAGCATCAGCCTCATCCACTATAGTACCATTTCTATATGCATCTCCTAGTTCATCTAACTCTTCCTGAAGCATAGCTCCCTCTCTTACACATGAGTAACCTAAGTTTTCTCTATCCTCATTCCATTGCATAATCTCTAATAGTATATCTGTATTCATATTATTTCTTCCTTTTCTTTTTAGTTTGTTTAGCTTCTTCTTTAAGCTCTGCTATTATTTCATCCATCCTGAAGAGGTCTAGTGGTTCTTTAATACCATACCTCTCCTTAAAGATTTCTATTGCTCTTATTACTGTTGGTTGGTCTGTATCTTCCATTCTACTGCCTCCTCTGTCTCTCTATATGATGTGCTATTCTATGACAATTACTGCATAGTAATACACACTTCCTTAGCTCCCTCTCTATCTTAGGAAACCCATGATGCATTATACTACTAACATTAGTTTCCTTACCTACTTGGTCATGGTGATGTAATTCATATATAGGCATGTCACTTTCTATCCCACACATCATACACCTTCTACCTCCATAAAAGATAAAGGTCTTCTCCCAATTCTCTATCCTCTTTAGCTTACTCTTACTTGCCATTAACCATTCTCCTTACACAAGCACTACCAGCATCATGTACTACCTCTCTAATAAAGGGGGAACTGTTTATCTTCCTGAATGCTTCTAGTACTTCTTTAGTGTAGTACTTCTTTAGTTTTTCCTTAGTGTGTATCGTACCAGTTGTCTCCAATCTTTGCTTCTCCTTCCATCTTAATTCTCATATCTATATCCTCTCCAACAGATATAAATAACTCCTCAAGTTTTTTACCAAATTCTTCAGCTTGGTCTTCCTTGACTTCACATTGTATCTCATCATGTATATTACCTACTATGTGAGCATCAAGTCCTTCTTCTTTAATCATCTTGTCTACAGCTACTACCCAATACTTCATGTAGTAGGCTCCTGCTGACTGTAGTAATGTATTAAGAGCACTATGTGGTGACCTAACAAATAGTCTTCTACCTGATAGTCCCTTCAACCACTTCTTCTTAGCTGCTTTCCTAACATCTCTTACTAATCCATCTAGTCCTACTGTCTTCTTAAGGAATGTTGCCTTAAGTCTAGCCCCATCTTTACTAGTACCTGATACTATCTCTCCTATCTTAGCATCACCAGCACCATATAGGTATCCATATATGAATGTCTTAGCCATATCTCTAGTAGGTAGTCCTGCTGCCTCTTGATTAGCTGTATGTATATCACCTTCTAGCACTTGACTACCATACTTACCTCCATCATATCTAGCTAGGTAGTGTGAGAGTGTTCTAAGTTCAAGCCCTGACGCATCTGCTCCAACAAGTTTATACCCTTCCTTAACTGTGAATAAGCTCCTGGCTTCCTTCCCTTTATATGCTCTTG